AAATGTTTACAGATAAAGTTGTACCCATATCAGTTAACTACCCATTCTTTTTTAAACCGATTCAAGATGGTATGGACCGGCCGAAGACTGAGCTGGCATATAGAGTACCGGCTGCAAAACTTACGAGGAGAAAACTCCAAGAAAACATTAAAGAACTAGAAATAGAAGGTTTAGATACTACTATTGACTGGAAAAATACAGGTGATAATTCTTATGACGGTGAAAAGCTAAAATTATTAGCTCATGATGAAAGTGGTAAATGGGAAAGACCTGATAATATATTAAACAACTGGAGAGTTACTAAAACTACTTTGCGACTGGGTTCAAGAGTTGTTGGTAAATGTATGATGGGCTCAACTTCAAATTCATTAGACAAAGGTGGAGGAAACTTTAAAAAGCTTTATTACAATAGCGACGTTACAAAAAGAAATAGAAACGGACAAACATCTTCTGGGCTCTATAGCTTGTTCATACCTATGGAGTGGAACTACGAAGGATTCATGGATACTTTCGGATTACCTGTCTTTGTTAGAGGAAAAGATATTGTCAAAGCAATTGATGGTCACGAAATTACAACAGGAGTCATTGAGCATTGGGAAAACGAAGTCGAAGGATTAAAGTCTGATCAAGATACTTTAAATGAATATTACCGCCAGTTTCCAAGAACTGAAGCTCATGCTTTTAGAGATGAAACTAAACAAAGCTTATTTAACTTAGTTAAAATATACGAACAAATAGATTATAATGACTCAATAAGTAATAACTTAAGTGTAACTCAAGGTAGTTTCAACTGGGTTAATGGTGTTAAAGACAGTAGTGTTATTTTTTATCCTAACAAAGATGGTAGATTTAAAATAAGCTGGGTACCACCTAAAAATTTACAAAATAGAGTGATTATAAAAAATGGCATTAAATATCCAGCTAATGAACATGTTGGAGCTTTTGGGTGTGATAGTTATGATATAAGTGGAACTGTAGATGGTAAAGGTTCCAACGGAGCTCTTCACGGTTTAACTAAATTTAGTATGGAAAACGCACCTGCTAATCATTTCTTTTTAGAATACATAGCTAGGCCACAAACAGCAGAAATATTTTTTGAAGATGTTTTAATGGCTTGTGTTTTTTACGGCATGCCAATACTAGTTGAAAACAATAAACCTAGATTATTGTACTATTTTAAAAGAAGAGGTTATAGAGGTTTTAGTATGAATAGACCAGATAAATTAATTAATAAATTATCTATAACAGAAAGAGAAATAGGTGGTATACCTAACTCAAGTGAAGATATTAAACAAGCGCATGCTGCAGCTATTGAAAGTTATATTGAAAACTTTGTAGGTTCTAAAGATAATTCATACGGTGATATGTATCACCAAAAAACTTTAGAAGACTGGGCGTTATTTAATATTAATAACAGAACTAAACACGATGCTTCAATTAGTTCTGGATTAGCGATAATGGCTTGTAATAAAAATTTATATAGACCATCGCCTCACAAGATGGTTAATAAAATAAAGCTTGGTATTAAAACTTATGATAACACCGGTTCAATGTCAAAAATAAATAAATAAATGCAAATTACAAACACATATAGTACATTTCCAGATCAGGTCGTACCTGCTGCTGAGAAAGCTACTTACGAATATGGTTTAAAAGTAGCTCGTGCTATTGAAGGCGAATGGTTTAGAAACTCACAAGGCTACGGTTATAGATATATGACTAACTATAATAATTTTCATAATTTAAGGTTATATGCTAGAGGTGAACAGTCTGTTCAAAAGTATAAAGACGAACTTTCAATAAACGGTGATTTATCTTATTTAAACTTAGACTGGAAGCCAGTGCCTATCATACCTAAGTTTGTAGATATAGTTGTTAATGGCATGTCGCAAAGATCTTATGAGGTAAAAACAATGGCTCAAGACCCTACGTCATTAAAGAAAAGAACTGAATACGCACAAAGAATAATTCAAGATATTGAAGCTGCTAAGTTTGACGCTTTAGCTAAGCAAGAGTTTGGTATTGATTTAAGAAGATCAACAGCTAAAAATACTCCAGAAAGTGTAGATGATATTCCTTCGCACATGCAAATGAATTATAAACAATCAATAGAAGTTGCAGAAGAGGAAGTAATAAGCCAAGTGCTAGATAAAAATAAATACGATTTAATAAGAAGAAGATTAAACTATGATTTAACTGTTTTAGGAATAGGTTGCGTAAAAACTACTTGGAACTTCGCTCAAGGTATAGTTGTAGAATACGTAGACCCTGCAAATATAGTTTATTCATATACTAATGATCCAAACTTTGAAGATGTTTATTACGTTGGTGAAGTTAAAAATGTTCCTATAGTTGAACTTAAAAAACAATTTCCTAAACTAACGCCTGAGGAAGTAAAAAAATTACAAAATTATACAGGAAATACAGCTTACTCTCCAAATTTTAACGGAAGGTATGACCAAAATACAGTACAAGTTTTATACTTTGAATGGAAAAGTTATATAGATCAAGTATTTAAAATTAAAACAACTAGTACTGGTTTAGAAAAAACATTAGAAAAACAAGATACATTTTTAGAAGTAGAAGAAACTGACAATTTTAAAAAGTCTTCTAGATCAATTGAAACTTTATATAGTGGAGCTAAAGTTTTAGGTATGGAGTTAATGCTTGATTGGCGAATGGCAGAAAACATGACAAGGCCATATGCAGATACTACTAATGTAAATTTAAGTTATACTATTGTTGCTCCTAGAATGTATCAAGGTAGAATAGAAAGTATTGTAAGTAGAATAACTGGATTTGCAGATATGATACAACTCACGCACTTGAAGTTACAACAAGTTATGTCAAGGATGGTTCCTGATGGTGTGTATTTAGATATGGATGGTTTAGCGGAAGTTGATCTTGGTAATGGTACTAACTATAATCCAGCCGAAGCTTTAAATATGTACTTTCAAACTGGTAGTATAGTTGGAAGATCTTTAACTCAAGATGGTGAAATAAATAGAGGGAGAGTACCAATTCAAGAATTACAAACATCATCTGGAAGTAGTAAGATAAGTTCTTTAATAAGCACTTACCAATACTATCTTCAAATGATAAGAGATGTAACCGGGCTTAATGAAGCGAGAGATGCAAGCACACCAGATCCAAACGCTTTGGTAGGTTTACAAAAGCTAGCAGCTGCTAACAGTAATACTGCAACTAGACATATACTACAATCAAGTTTATACTTAAGTTTAAAAACTTGTGAAAATATATCTTTACGTATAAACGACTCTTTGTTATTTCCTTTAACTAGAATGTCTTTAGTTAATAGTATATCCAATTTTAATACTAATACTTTAGATGAACTAATGAGTGTTAATATGCATGACTTTGGCATATACATTAATTTAGAACCAGACGAAGAAGAAAAACAAATATTAGAGCAAAATATACAAGTAGCTTTAAAAACACAAAGTATAACGTTAGAAGACGCTATAGATATTAGACAAGTTAACAATTTAAAACTTGCTAATGTTTTGTTAAAGAAAAGAAGAGAAGAAAAAGAGAAAAAAGATCAAGAGTTAAAAATGCAGCAAATACAAGCTCAAGCTCAAGCTCAAGCTGAAACTCAAGAAAAAGCTACTTTAGCAGAGATGCAAAAACAAGAGGCTTTAACAAATAGTAAAGTATCTTTTGAACAAGCAAAATCTCAATTTGAAATACAGAGGATGCAAACAGAAGCTGAAATAAAAAGAGGTTTAATGCAGCAAGAGTTTGATTATAACATAAGATTATCTAAAGAGCAAAGTAAAGTTGTAAGAGAAAAAGAAAAACAAATAGAAGATAGAAAAGATAAAAGAATAAAGTTGCAAGGTACGCAGCAAAGTGAAATGATCACACAGAGAAAACAAGATGGTTTGCCTATAGATTTTGAATCTAAAGGTAACGATAATTTAGGCGGTTTTGGCTTAGGTCAATTTGATCCTAGATAGTTTTATTAATTATTATATTATATTATGTCAGAAGAAATAAAAGAATCACCAGCTGGTGAATTAGAACAAGGTGAGTTTAAAATTAAAAAGAAACCTAAAAAGTTAGTTACTAAAGAACAAGTAACTAAAATAGATATGGTTAAAAAAGAAGAGCCAATAGAAGAAACAAAAGCTGATCAACCTGTAGTTGAAGAAACTAAAGTTGAAGAAGTAAAAGCTGAAGAAACAACTGAAGAAGTTCCTGTTATAGAAGAAATTAAAATAAAAGAAGAACAAGAAACTAAAGAAGTTGTTGAAGAAATTAAACAAGAAATAAAAGAAAATCCACAAATACAACTACCAGAAAACATAGAGAAATTAGTAAGTTTTATGAAAGAAACTGGTGGTACTGTAGAAGATTATGTTAGTCTTAATAAAGATTACACTAAGCTAGGTGGAGAAGATTTATTAAAAGAATATTATAGTGTAAGTAAGCCACATCTTAATTCTGAAGAGGTTGCGTTTTTAATGGACGATAGCTTTGCCTGGGATGAAGACGAAGATGAAAGGCTAGTTAAAAAGAAAAAACTTGCTTACAAAGAAGAAATTGCTAAAGCCAAAAACTTTTTGGAAAGCTCTAAAAACAAATACTACGAGGAAATCAAGTTGAGACCTGGTGTAACACAAGAGCAACAAAAAGCAAATGACTTTTTCAATAGATACAACGAAGAACAGAAGGTGATTCAACAACGTCACGAGAAATTTACAAATAATACTAAAAAATTATTTGCCGACGAGTTCAAAGGTTTTGAATATAGCGTAGGTGAAAAAGCTTTTAGATATAATGTAAATAACACTAGTGATGTTGCTCAAAATCAATCTGATTTGAATAATTTTGTTGGGAAGTTCCTAGATAAAAAAGGTGAAATCAACGATTATAGAGGTTATCATAAAGCCTTATATACTGCTAATAATGCTGATAAAATAGCACAACATTTTTATGAGCAAGGTAAAACTGATGCAATTAAAGATATTAATGCTAAATCTAAAAATATAACTAATGAGCCTAGACAAGCGTCTAATGGTGAAATTTATATTAATGGATTAAAAGTCAGAGCAATTAGTGGTGTAGATAGTTCTAAGTTAAAAATTAAAAAAAGATAACTTAAACTAAAAATATAAATTATGAGTTTTGCAACAAGTGGGAGTTTTCCTGCAAGTTTAATTCCAGCTCAAA